GTTCTTTGCTTCGGTGTCTCGAATGATTTGCGGGTTACGGATACCGATTGAGAAACCTTTCAGCACGCCGTGCTCCACCTTTTTGACAGAGCTAGGGTCGACGACTAGCGCACGAATGTAGTGGCCGTCATCTTTCATCTCATACTCTGTAGCAACACCTGCCGCAATCGAGCTGTGCTGTTCTCGCACATTTCCACCCGCCTGCATCCAATCTGGCATCGCAGACTTCAACCATTCGTTGTCGCAAATTTGCGCATCCATGTCAATCGAGTCGTCTGTGGCTTTGCCGTAAACCGTCATCGTGCCGTCATCGTTCTTATCGGCTTTGATGATCCTTGCATAGCTTTGCGTCAGATTACTCATTAGACTCTTTTCCTTACTGTCAAGTGTTCGAGCAATACCGTTAGCCCAACTCTGGCCAGCGTCACCGCCCCAAGCATCCCAAGCAACTCTTCCAGCCGATGGGAAACCTTTTTCGCCTTGAGTAAAACCCTCAGCTTTTTTGTCTACTTCATGGCGAGAAAAAAAACTCGTCATGCGTTTTATAGTATCAGCCGATACAGATTGCCCATTAGCTAGTTGCGAAGCCCTAGCTCTGCCCACATCTGTGAACCCTGACCCGGCTTTGCCGTCAGCTATCCATTCGAGGGCGCGTTTAGCGGCGGCACGAACTGAGGCGGGCGGGCTAAAAGTGTCAGCCAAAAGAAACTAAACTCCCGAATAAGTGATTACTACTGCGCCGGCTGTTGTGCCAGCGGCCGAAATAGCGTAAACAACATCGCCCGCACTTAACCAAAGTTGGAAAGTGCCAGCGGCGGCGACAGAGTGTCCACGGCCTGAGCCCGTTGCGGTGATTGAACTGTCACCGATAAAGATTGCGGCTGAGTCTAGGTTCTGAAACTGCACGGCGACAGGGTTAGTGATACCGCTTTGCACGGTAAGAATCCTTGTCGCAGTTGTTCCGACGGTTGCGTTCAAGTGCACAAGAGCCATTAGTAAACCACTTTCCAAACAGGGGCAGAATCAAGTCCGAGCAACCATTGACTCATCAGCCTATGGTGTCCGTCAATAACAATCATACTTCCCCCAATTTCTATGACGAGGGCGTAGGTGCGGTAAGGCTTCAGAGCTTGCCCCATAGCTTCAATGTGTTTGCGAACCTTTTTGACTTTTAGGAATGGTGAAGTTGCTACAAGATCGGCGAGCGCAACAACTTCAAGAACGGCTTCTTCCCAGATAGCAGGGTCAAACTCTGGAACTGCGACCACAGGGAAAGGGATTGGCACAAGGCCATCAGTTGCGGGCATAGCGTCTAAGCGAGCTAAAGCAAGTTCCATGTCTGACTTGTCAGGCACAAACTTAGTTATCGTTGCACGGTCAGCCAACTCAATAGCAGAGTCCTCAGCCGGAACGCCGTTGTCATCCAACCCTTCAATGACCGGCAAGATTGAGCAACGACAGTTCGAATGCCCTGGCGGTTCAGTATCGCCCGAATCAAACTCTTGACCCCACGGAATAGCGCCTTGGTCAATGTTAGGTTGACAGATTTCGCAAGCATCCAACCCCAACCATTCAACCTGCTCGACACCTAGACTCTGATAGTTGTCCATCGAAGCGACGCTCATCGCCGAGTTCATTTCAGTTGTTGCTATCGTCAGCGCACGATCTGCCGAACCAATAACATCAAAAAGTTTGCTCGCAATGTCCTCGTCAGTTGCACCAACCGCAAGTCCGGCGCTGAGAGCTGTGCCAACCTGTCGAAGCGTTGTAGTATCCAACCCTTGCAAAGTGCTTGTCTTTTTGTTCAGCAGGCGAGCGAACCCGCCACGCGGTGCAGCAATAATCGCCGCTGCTCTGTTGCCAGGCTTCCAGCTCGACCAGTCAATGTTGATAGCGTTCGCAATGTCCTCAGCGCTTATCGCCTTAGAAAGTTTTGCTTTAGCGTAAGCCTGCAAACTTGCGTCATAACCTAACGCGCCGCCAACCCCATAAACCTTATCTAAAGCCTCAGACAATTTTGAGCTATCTGGGCGCAGATTGTTTACAGCCCAGTCACGCGCTTGATTTGGTGTGACCTCAATCGAGTCGCGGTGAGTTTCATTCCACAATCTAACAACTTCGACAGGGTCAAGCGACGCTCGCAACGCATCTCTTACCTCATCAGCTAAAGCCGCCGCCTGTCGAGCCAGCACCCCATCAAGCTGTTCGACCAACCGTTTCATCGAATGTAAACCTCAGCATAAACTCGAGCGGCTTCTAAGTCATCTACTTCGACGAACTTGTTTAGTGTTTCTGCATAAGCGGCGGGCACTGCGCTAAATACGAACGGGCGCATTGTGTTGCGTTTGCCCTTCGAGCGGTCTTTTTCGAACTTGTTTAGTGATCGCAAAAACTTTTTAGCTTCGTCAATGCCAGCGTCAGGGGCTGTGTCAGGCGTTGCATCAGGTGTTGCGTCAGGCGCGGGCGTCGGTTCAGTCGGCGTGTCGGCAGTAGAGTCCACCGTTGTGCCAGTCACAAAGTCCATTACGCCGTTCTCGGTGATGAAATAACTGCCAGCGGTTGTGCTAAAGATTGGCGTGTCAGCTTCCTCAGCATCCAACAAACTCATACCCATTTTCGCGCGAGCCTCGTTGATAGCAAGCGTGCCGTTCTTTAGGCGAATGTCGTCAGCTTTAGCGGCTTGCTCTGCATCGTTGCGAGCCGAAGGCATGAACTTGAACTCGAGTGAGCGTGGCATACCAGCGTAAACATGGCTCATCTGTGAAATCTGTGTAGCGACCCAGTTCACCAACGGAATCAGACCAATAACTTCTGAGCTCTCAGCTTGGCCTTGGTGAAGGCTTGAGCCACCCATTCCAGTCTTGCCGTGAAAACCAATCTCAGAAGGTTGCACACCGAAATGGCCAGCAATCGAAGTCACTAGGAACTCGTCAAAGGCGTCTGAAAACTTTTCTTCATAACTTGTGAGCTCTGAAGGTTTGATACCGGCGGGCAGTAGGCGAGCGCGTTTGCGTTGCTCAGTCTGTCCAGACAACTCATCATTGAACACATTCTCATAAGCGCGTAGCAAGTCTGGGTTGTTGCCAAAGGTTGCGTCAGTTTCAAAGAACATGGCGGGCATGACGCCGTCGGTGAACTCAGCTCTCAACCATTGTTGGCGGCGCAAATAAATGTCTGCTAAACCTAATGATCGCTCAGTTGGGCTAAAGCCGTAAACAGAGTTAGTGCGACGGTTGCGAACCATGTAACTCATTTGTGAGCAGTTGAACTCGCCGTCGGCTTCGACATCTTCGTCCGGTGCTGAGAACTCGTTGCGCGGGAACCCGTAAAGAATCTGTTGGAATGCCGGGTAGGGTTGCACGGGTCGCATACCGCGTGAGTCGATCAACGGTTTGATAGTGTCACCGGCTACGACTTGCAAACCAATCAGCTCGCCTTTAAGGTTTTCTTGCGGCCAAACAGCCCAAGCGTCTAACACTAGGATTTCTTCGAGTGATTGGTTTAGCCAGTCGGCGAACACTAAACCGTTTTGTTTGTCTGGCACTCTCCAGAAGTCGCGGGCGCGAGCAATCTCGTCGCCGTAAAGTTCTTTCGCAACTTGAGCCGCGCGAAGGTTTGACAAACCTTTTTCACTAGCCACTTGTTCAACAGCGTCAGAAGTCAAAACAATATCCCATTCAAGACCAACAGCTTTAGCCTTGAGCACTTCGATACACCTTCGTAATATGTCAATCTGATCAGCGGCGACACGCAAAGTTTTGAACGGGATTAGGCGTTGCTCAGTAATGTTTAGGTTGGTTGCAACATTGTATTCAAAGCGGCGGGGCTCTGGTCGTCCTTGAGCGTTCGAGTAGTTGATACTCGAGGGGATGATTGGGTTGCCGGGTGTGAACGGGATGGCTGCTTCGTCTTTGCGTTCTAACGCAACATTGACACCGATACGATTTTGTTCGGCTGTGACTAGTTCGGCCAAAGGTTTGGCTAGTGCTTTTGCGAGGTTGTCAAGTAATCCCATTGTCTTAGCCTAACTTAGTTGAATGTA